GAGCTCTGCCGACCTTTATGCCGTTAACCACAACATCGTGACCGTTTTCGAGAAGATGTGTAAGCCTGTATGTCGGAGCCTTGTTGTAGATGATGTACACGTTGTTGTACATTACCTTCTTAGTCTTCAATGACCAGTTCTTCGCATATTCACCCGAAGCACTGGGAGACTCGGCTCTGAGCTTCTTCACGGCATCCTGTGAGCAATACTTGATGATCCTGTTCGATTCAACATCGACCGAAGTAACATAAGTCTGCAAGATGTCGTTCATGCTCTTCAACAAACTATCCATCAGTTCCCTACTCTCTCTCCGAAATAGAGTTCGATGCGGTCTGTTCCCTTGTCTCTCGTTCTGTAGATCGTGTACTCCATAGAGCCGAGCTTTAACTTAGCCTGACCACCGTAGTCGAATGAGGACATCTCAATGACTCCCTGCGGTCTTATGCCTGCCTGCTCTGCCTTGTAGAACTCGTTCTGGTAAACAGAATCAAGAGAACCGATGCAAGTAGTGGTCGTTGGTGTACCGGGTACTGACTGCCCTGTAACGTCCTTCGTTGTGGTCTCCGTTACGAGATCAAAATCAACGATCTTTTTCATGACTCTTCCTCCGGGATAACCGAGCTCGAGTAATTGCGCATCTTGAGCTGTGCCTTCTGATTCCAGTATGAAGTCTCAAGGCGCTCAGCTTCTGCGCTGTCCAACAGATCACCCATATGCAGTTTGACGTAAGTTTTTACAGCAGTAACTACAAGCTGGTCAGACGTTGAAGGTGTGTACGGCTGATCGCTGATGTCAGCGACACCCGAGATCTCCAAGTCATAATAGGCAGCATCGATCAATTCACTGAACTCAGAGTCCAATGATGTGGAGCTGATTCTGCAAGCCAGCTTACAAGCTGCCAAGATTTGAGCTTTTGTCATAAGTTCCTCCTGTAAAGGTATCGGCTACCTCGGATGAGGTAGCCTTCCACCGTTTTTATTAAGACTCTGCTTCCTTGCTGATCTTTACGAATGTGCCAGGAATATCAACAGCGATTGCTGCGTAAGCACGTCCAACGAGCTTGACAAGATCTGCCTCAGCGAGTGAAAGATCGTCATACTTAATGTTGATGTCGTCTCCGTTAGGGAAATTGTAGTGGAGTCCCTTACGATCACCAACGATTACATATGTCTCACCTGCAGAAGCATCAGCGTAAGCCTTGATTGTGTTGTTGAAGATAACAGGAAGTCCCTCGAATACATCGATGGGATAACCAGCAGCATAAGCTACAGCCTTGAATGCAGGCAGTGTCTGCTTGTTCATGATGATGCAAGCGTTTGTTGCTCTGTCAGAGAGCTGAGCGATAGCCTGTGCGATTGTATCTGCTGCGATTGTGTCGATCTCAACAACCGGAACACCAACAGCCTGTGCGCCTGATGTTGCAGGTGCAGCTTCGATAGCAGCTACACCGAGATCAGCGAGCTTCTTAGCGATCTGATGTGTAAGCTCATCATAGATGTATCTGAGGAATGCCTCACCACCAAGATCAAGAGCCTCATCAGAGATTGTGATCCACTTCTTAATGGAAGCAGGAACCATAGAAACGATACCAAGAACGAGTTCCTCTTCCTTACCAGCCTCATCGCCCTCAACGTGAACGAGAGCGCCCTCAGCGGAAAGCTCGAAACCTACACGAAGGATACCCTTAATGTATGTCTTTGTAGCGCCTGCAAGAATCTGCTCTTCATCCCAAGCAACCTTGATTTCTTCCTCAACAAATGCAGGAACGGGAAGAACACCATCGTCAGCGAGCTCTGTAAGAAGAGCACGGCACTCTGTTTCCTTACCTGTCTTGATGTACTTAGCATAAGCCTCGATGTACTCTTTTGAATTTCTGATTTCTTCAACTGTAGCCATTTTTCTAACCTCCGGCATTTCGATTTTTGTCTCTTCACCCTGGCCATCAATAACAGCCTGGATGTCAGCTTTGCGCTGTTCGTCTACGAGAACAGCCTTACGTGCTTCGAGAGCATCAACCTCGACACTAAGAGCGTCAAAGTCAGCCTCAGAAGACTTGTCTTCGACCAAAGATCTGATCTCGCCAAGACGAGCTTCGCAAGACTCCATATCCATAGTCATGATCTCTTCGTTAGTCATTTGTCTGACCTCCTAATTTAAGTTTGAGTTCGAGTCTCTTACGAGCCTCCGTTCTCTTTATTTCCTGCTCTCGAGCTTTGGCTTCCTTGACCTCCTCAAGAACCTCTCTCGATACTCCATCGGAGAAGGCACGAGCTGAAATACTTGTAGCATCGTTTGCGGGCAGTGAAACTGCTGAAACGTCATACAACTTTTTAATACCAGTTATCGTTCTGAGTGTCTTGATCAGAACGGAACCGTCATCTCTCTTCTCTTCTGTCTGTTCACGCTTGTCAGCGCTTACAGTGAAGCCGAATGACATCTTGTTGGTATAACCACCCTTGATCTCTTCAAAAAGCTGTCTGCCGATCTCTGTACCTCCGAGAGATGCTCTCATGTGAGGTGTCTCATCCAGCTCGATCTCCAATGTGTTATTGCTCTTACGGGCAAACACACGGCCCTGATGGTCATACTGCATGATTACATCAGTCATATCTGTTTCATCGAAAGCTCCACGAGCGACCTGCTCCCAGACTTCGATGCGGTAGCCGGGCTCTTCATAGGATCCCAACATGTACGGCTGATCGTATGTTGAAAAATCGCCCTCGACTACGAAGTCTTCCGTGGGCGCAAGAGTCAGTGACCTGTACTCTCTTTCTGCTTTAATAGGCATTTATGATTCCTCCTGTGTATCTGCGTTAGGATCGTAATATTCACCACGAGCCATCGCCTTCTGGCCCTGTCCGTCAGGTAACGGTGCAAGGTTAAAAACTTCTCGAGCTTCATCGATAAGCAAGAAGCCTCGATCGCCCATTGTCTTAACGTAATCAAGTTTGTCCTTGAAGCTCATGTAAGAAACCCTGTTAGCCGTTGCTATCAGGCAATTACCAAGAGTGGTTTCTCTGTCGCTGAACAATGCGAAGGTCATCGTCTCGCTGAACTGTACAGCGAAGGGTTCGATCGCACCCTCGAAGAAGGCTGACCAGGCATCGCCTGTTACCTTGTTCATGAGTACGTCTTCGTTAACACCGAAGTAGGAATATACATTCCTGTTGATGAGGTCCATCTGGTCCTTATCAGGTGTCCACGGTGTGACATTTATCTGCTTGATGTCCTTGTATGTGTTCGGGAAGAGCAGGACTCCGCTCTTCTTTGCTTCCTTACCGAAGGCAGCCTCCGAAAATGACTCTCTTTCCTTCTTCAAGTCCTCACCCTTCGTAAAGTTCACGAGTGATGCCATGAATTTATAAGAATTGGAGCTCTTAACTGCTTCCTTGATTCCCTGCTTCTGAATGGTCAGAAGGTCGAGGGTTTCATCAAGGCAGTTATTGTCGGATCCGAAGAAGTCATTTTTGAACTGGAACCTTGTAAGGATTGCGCATTCATCGAGCTTGCAGGCTGCGGTCTTTCTTCCGCTCATGTACTTGTACTTTAGCCACAATTCATCCTTGAACGTGACGATTTTGCACTGTGATGGAAGGACCGGAAATATACCTGCCTTGTTAAGAGCTGAATCATAGATCGGAACTATGATGCAGTTATTGCAGCAATCAAGGATCGTGCTGATACGATAGAGCTCCTGTGACCATGTGTGCCACGGGTTAGGTCTTTTCTTGAGTTTCGCCATTAGGTCAGGCTTTGCGCTGCCGATGATCTCCACCTTGAGCTTCGATACATGTCTCGCCCTGGCATCAATGGCAGCTCTGACCAAGAGACTCTCGTAGATCTCACCCTTCCAGTCACGGAAGACAGGCTCATATCCGGACACTACCTTAAATGTCTGGCCAGCCTGTACTACTTGGGTAACTTTGTTATTGTTTCCAAGTATGCGGTCAAGTAATCCCATCGTCTTTTACTCCTTATTTTTTAATCGTTCGGATAACTCCGAAAAATACTTCTGGCGAACGCAAAAAGCATCAGCCAGTGCAGCGACTCCATCGATATGGTCTCGCTGCCTGAGCTTAATCAGTCGACCACGTCCTCTCTCTGTCGACATCTTTATCGCTGAATTAAGCAGATGTATCTTCAACAGGTCATTGTCACCGATGTGAACATGACCATCCTTGAAAATGCCTTCCATCTCCTGCAGGACTCCCCAGAGGTTATCGCCCTGGTACACGTCATCCGTCTTGAATCCGAATCCGTCTAAATCCTGTACAAGATACTGTGATGAGTAGCGGTCATAACCAACGACAAGAGGGAGCAGCTCATATTCCTGTACTGCTCTCACTAACCATTCATACACACCCTTGTAATCGATGTAGTTCTCACCGCTTAACGTGAGCCATCCCTTCTCGATGTAAAGGTTGTATGGTATACCGTCCTGTGCTATCGCCTCCGAGAGTTTCTCGGAGGGTAGCCAGAAGTGGCTTATGACATACAGCTCGCCATCCTTCTCGATCAGCAGACATGCACTCGTTAAGTCCGTGGTCTGCGAGAGGTCGATTCCTGCCACACAGTAGTGTGACTTGAAGTCTTCCATCTCGAAGTGTGCTCCGCACATCTTCTTGACAGTGTCAGCGCTTAACCAAGCCTGACTGCTGTTTGACTTCAAATTACAGAACTTACAGATGAACTCTGCCTTCTTTGACAGGGAATCGTGAGCGATGGCGATCTGGTCAAGAATGAACTGGACCGGAACACTTCTTCCCATTCCAGGAAGGCTCTTCCTCAGCTCATTGATGTCATCCCACTTCTCAATGTCATCTATCATGTAAAAAAGGGGCAGGAGCCTCTGCTCATGTCCCTCTCCTAACAGGAACCTCGTGCCTCTGGTGAATAACTCATCATAGATACCACCATCGACATAACCACCCGAACTGATCGAGATGGTCAGAGGTTCTTCTCTTGCGCCTGTGCCGGAAGTCATAACTTCGTACTGTTTAAGACCTCGAGCTGCAGGCCACGAGCTGCATTCATCACAGATTGTGGCCATTGGGTTGTACCCGTCTGCCTTCTTCTCATTGAAGGCGATCTTCTTGATGGTCGTATTCTTACTCTGTATGAACCAGTCGTTCTTTCTTTTCTTGATGCGCTTCATCAGATCCGGAGAGTGCATGACATTGAACTCGAATGCCGAGTACACCAGATCTGACTGGTCGAGCTTCGGAGCCAAGCAATAGATCTCGGATCCAAACTCACCATCGAGGTATGCTTCATAGGTCAGGATCGCTGCTGCGATCAGTGTCTTTCCACACTTACGGCCTACAAACAGTGCTACCTCACGGAATTGTCTTTTCCCGTTCTCGTCTACAATTCCGTATAGCGCTGATATAAACGCTTTCTCCCAGAGGTCCAGCTTCAAGAACCCCGGAGCAAGTTTTCCCTTGTTGTGTCTGCAGAACTTCTCGATGAACTTTATGGCCTTGTTCGCTTTGCTTTGGTCAAAGCGGTACGTACCGTCATCGATGCCTGCTACTACCTTTTCATAAAAGAGCCTTACCCAAATTCCTACGATTTCTGTTCCGTCTACTATCTGCTGATAGTATGCGTAGATGAAATTATCCATCCATGAACTCACTTAACGCATCTTTGGAATCAGGCTCTGATGAAAGTGCATCCATTATCTTGATCAATGTGGCCACCGTGCCATTCGCAGCCGTTGCGGTCTTGTTGTATTCCGAGATCGCAGGGTTAGCCACGAGATTCTCTCTACCCTTGACATATTCCTTCGTTACGGTTGCGCCATATTCATCAATGGCCTTCTGCAGATCATCCAAGATCTTCATCTGCACCTGGTAACGATTGAATGTCGTGGCGAAAAAGTAATTGGAAGACACTCCACGCTTTTCTGCCTGTTCGAGAATCAGTTTCGCCTGCTGTTGCAGACTCGTTTTCGATTTAGCCATAAAAAGTCACGCTCCTATCTGGGTTTCTCGACTTTTGCTTGGCGCTGCTCGGGAGAGCTCGGGGGAACACGCTCGGAGGTCCGGGGAAAGTCCAAAAACTCACGCTCCGTGAGAGCGTGTTTTGAGGG